CCGCTCCAACGATCAAAGACAATCAAACCCTTGTAGGAACCAGGATTTATATCATCCAAGTTTAAAGGCTTGTCGAGAATGTTTTCATGGCCCTTGATCACCATCAACGCACCGGCCCCGCCGAACAACCGCCCCCAAGTCAAAGCCTTTTTGATCTTGTTCGGTGTGAGTGTGCGTTTAATGGTTCTATCGAAGTTTGCGATTTGTTCCGGTGTTAAATCACAGTTCAATCGCGGCCAAGCTTTAACAGCATCTTTTGCGGGAATTTCAACAATCTTTCGAGCGATCCAATGATTACGAAACAAAGTAATCATCAACCAATAGTTGTTTGTCCAACGGATCAACTCATATTCTGTACCTTCAGCAACCGATGGTGTGTTATGACCCATCCGAGCAACAGCGTTGCGAAATGCGTCATTACCTACAGATTTCCCGTCGATTGCAACAACGTTCTTCTTCGGGTCCAACGCACGATCAGCAAAAGCCCTGTAGGTGTTAGAAATTCTAGGCATTGATCGACCCTTTCAAGCTGCCATTGATAGAACTATGCGCCAAGCGGGGACTTTAGTTTGTACAAAGTATCGTAACGCATCCGGGGCGTGATCGTGATCTTTTTTCGGTTCGTCTATCCCAATTTTCTGTTTCAAGGGGTTCCAAACATACGATCCGAGTTCGCGCCAAAGATTAACGCAACGTTTGTGAATGCGTATCTTTTTTTGCGCAAGCAACGATGAAGTATTCCGAATACCGTTTTCTACATCGTTATCCGCGTCACAGTGCCAAACACCTTTCAACGTCATTTCAGCTTTTAAGCTTGCCGCCGATGGATCAACAATACATTGCGCTTTCTTTGCGAATTCATCGCGGAATTTCATTAAGTCTTCAACGTATTGCCCGTCCGTCTTTTGAACACAAGTTGCGATTGAATCCCAATAGTATTCACGATCAACCCAATATGTTTTGCCATCATCAATTATGGCAAGAAATACAGTTGGATTACCAGTTCCGTAATCAATTGGAATGAACATTTCCCGATAACCGCCAGAGTTACCTAGACCAACGGGGCGAGAATCGTCATCATATAAAAGCCCATCGGAAAGCGAATCTTTGTAAATTCCACCCTCAGCAACAACCCAATCATCATCAATCATTCGTTTTTTGAACACTCCTTTAAACATTCCTTCAAATTGAATAATTTTCGCATCAGACAACGAAAGGTTATCGCGCATGGTAAAGCGTTCTATGAAAACTTGCCCGATGGCTTGTTTTCGTTCGTTGTTAATCCATTCGTCATAAAGATAGTGGTAAGGGGAATCAGCATTAGTTGTACCGTACAAACGCGCACCTTCGGGGGACATTCTGGATAACATCATATTCCAAAACGTTTCTGGTACTTTAACTAACTCATCCCCATACGCAACCCCAACCGTTGACCCGCGAATGTATTTTTCTGATCCTTCATCCTTCGCGCCCACAACTCGCCATTGCGCGTCACCAATCCAAAGTTCGCCGCTCTGTCTATTGTAGGAATAACCCTTTGGGCCAACAAAGTTGAAAATGTCATTCAAGACATTATGATAGATTGTTTCCTTTGAAACACCGAACATAACACGTTCGCCGCCCGGATTGTAAAGATTCAACCCAAATATGATTTTGGGTATCATAGTCCAGTTCTTACCAGAGCGAACCGGCCCCCGTAGGATATTAACAAAGGCGTCATTTTGCGGGGGCCGTCTAATGAACCTTTTTGATTTCTCTGTGAACTGCGCCATTAGTTCACCGTAACTTTAGGAAGTTGCAAAGTATTGCTTTGGTCCATGATCATTGCAGACAATTCCTCAAGCCTATCAAGTGGTTTTGTACCAGTATCGGCCTTGGGTAAAGTCCAACCAACAGTCTTGCAATACTCTGATAACGCGCTAACACGATCCCTATTTGAAGCAAAACGATCTGTGCCAATACGAAACAACTCAGCTAAAATTACTTCTTTGGGCTGAATAATCATATCAAGACGTTCTACTTCTTTAATAACAACAGGGTCCATGGGCCATTCATCGGCAATGCGAAGAAGGAATTGAGGGTATTTTATATAATCTTTACCCAACACTGCCTTAGCAATCATGGGTTGACTTTCCAAACGTCGATCCCTTGCAAGCTTTTGCAATAGCTTTGCAAATTCGAGTTTGTAATCATCTTCAGACATAGACCCATCATTACCTACAAAAAAGATGCGGTCAACCCCCTTTCAGGATCAACCGCACCTTCTAGGTTTAATGTGCTCATCAAATGAGCCATCCCTAGACCCTAGCTTGCGTCTGATTCAAGCTTCTGAATTTCAGCAAGGGCTGTACCCTTGAGAGTATCGTAATCGGTTACAAGCTTGGCATAAGCGTTCAATACGTCCGTCCAAGTTGCGCCCGATTTAACGGTACTGATGAAAGTCTCAAACGCCGCAACAACCGCTGTATCAGTCGCAACGTTCAAACCGTCTTGCCCAACAGCAAGGGTCACTGTAGTTACAAGGTTTTGCAAAGCCGCGATTCCGGCCCCGCTATCCTTGACACCAGCAATCACCAATGCTTCAACATCTTCGACAACAACAACAAGTTCAGGAAATGCCGTTGTTGCGTCTTTCTCAACATCATCAACAAGTTTAACAACTTTGGGAAGCCAATCCGCAACCTTGGAAAGTTCCTTCCCAACCCATTTAATACCCTTTGCAATTTCAGTGAAAATGTTCATATCGGTTCCTTTCCGAAGGTTAAGATGTTGAGGATTGATGCTTAGTGGTGCGTTGATCGAAGAAGAAGGCCCTTGCTGCATTAAAGCCTTCTTGCCAAGATTGCAGTTTTGCCAACGCAACGTCTTGCAAAGCATCGTGAGCGTCAATCACTCTATGGGCCGCGTCGTTTTCCTTGCGCATTTCATTATGCAGGTTTTTCAATTCTTCCAATTCCTTGCCATGTTCTTTGATGATCATAACGTAACCACCAACAACAATTAGAATTGTTGCTACACTCAAACCAGCGGTGATCCAATCTGGATTCATGCAACCACCGCCAATTCAAACAATGCTGTTTCTTTCTTGCGTCTGTTAATCAAGCCCGATGAAATAATGTGACCGGCATAAATCCACTTGCCGAACTGCGCGGCCGCACCCGGAAAGTCGCCTTCGTTCACCAAATGCAGTAGCGTTGATCCACCGAACGCATTTACTCCAACATTGTAAGTAAAGGAAACCAGCGCATCAAATTGATTTTGGTTTAAAACAACTGTTACATCCTTGTGAACCGCCGCCGTTGCCCACATAACATCATCTTGGAAGGCTTGCACTGCCTGTAGTTGCGTCCAAACAAGGCCAATTGAGATTTCGGGTCCAGTATGACCGTATCCGATTGTAGGAACGCCTTTAATATCAGGGTACCCTACCAAACGCAAGGCTTCAAACGTTTCCATCATAATCAAGCCCGAAGGCGAAACAATTAACGAATCATTTGGCCCCGGCATGATGTTCTAATTTGAACACGAAAAAGCGCCCCGAATACAACCCGGAGCGCCTTGGTAACCAAAGATTTGATTACTTAGACCCCTGCAACGTGAATGTAAATCTTCATCGTTTCCATTGAACTGTTTCCTCGCATTGGAATTAGAAAGCCCCCCCAATGGGGTTCAGGCATTGGGGGCTTTCCATCGCGGCAACCCCGTCAGAGTTGCGCTTCAACCCGCTGCAAGGTACTACAGCGGGGAACTTCAACGGGCTTCAACAGCCCATTTAATCCAATCCCATTGCTCGGATGGAATTGGAAGCTGTCACGCGATCCTATAGACTCGCGCCCCGTCCGCCTGTTCCACGAAAGTGGAATTCGGATAGGTTTGACCCTTGATGACTTGCCGCAAAGTGAACTTGCGTTGAGCAATCATGTTGGGTACGTCTTCGCCCTTGCGGTTCTTGTGCGTTGCACCCGAAGGATCAGGCGAAGAGAAACGCCGCGTTGCGCTGGAAACCGTTGATGCGAACGTTTCCCAAGGCTTCGGGTATTCCGCAGTGACGCCAACAAAGAACGATTGCCCAACCTGCATTTGCGAGAAGGGGTATTCTTCGGTCTTCTTTCCGCCCCTCTTGGGTTCAGGCAGAGGAATGCCACCGGTGAGTTCAAAAACCGGCTTGGGTGCTGTAAAGGCCGTTTGTGTGGCTTCGTGAGTGGCAATCAATGCCGCTGTCGCCCTAGCTGCAATCTTGCCACTTGGGTCTGTGATTGTGGGGTTAACTTCGATGTGCCCAGCGTCCACCAAATCCTTTACCGAATTCGGGTCAACAAGGGAATACCCTTGTGGGGACTTGGTATCGGCAACGATGGACTTCAAAAGGTCCGCATGTTGAGCCTTTTTAGACTTTGCCATTTGTGATTCATCCTTTAAGGGGTTTGCCCTTGAAAGAATCATCAACCATGTTAGCGCCCGTTGTCAATCAAATCTCGAATCTTTTCCATTCTTGATTGGCATTCAGGACAACCGGCCCCATACCTACAATCCTCTTCGGGTTCCATATGCTTGATCCGGCCCCGGATCGTGAGAGTAACGATTATCTTGGTCCCGCACCCGGCAATAAATTTCCTGATGCTTTCCTCAGTTGTTCGGTTGCCTCTGGTGCAAACAACAACCATGAACGATGGAAGTGGTACAGATTCAATTTCCATGGGGGTTTACTCCAAATAGTAGG